GCGTATAATCCCACAAACCCCTACGACGAAGTCGGCAAGCGGTCCGAACCTACCTTCGGTTGGGAAGGCGTCAACCCCGATGAACACTTTCGATGGGAGTCCAAGCGCGGTTGGTCTGTTCTCCGTCTCGACGGCGAACGGTCCGAGAACGTCCTTGAGGGGCGCATACGTTTTCCGGGTCTCCAGACTCGGGCAGGTCTCGAAGCGATTGCCCTGAACGCGGGCGGACGCAACTCCCCCGGCTACCAGACGATGGGGCGGGGAATGTATCCGGCCACAGGCATCGAGGCCACAGTGATTCCCTCGGGAATGTTTCCCAAGTGGAAAGGCGAATATATTTGGTATGAAGACCCCACACCTGTTGCTGCTACTGACTTGGCTCTCGACGGCGGCGATGAAGCGGTCCACACGCTCGGCCTTTTCGGGCGGGCGACCGGCATCAAGTTTCCTCCGTCCATCGAATTCCCCGCAGGCCGGACCGTCATGTTCAAAGACCGCGCAGGCCAAGTTATTCCTCGATGGGGGCTTCTGGCGACTCAGCAGTTTGTATTGCCGAAGGGCGATACCATCGTGATGAAGGAGGCCATCATTTCGCTCAACCGCAAGGCGGGCATCAAGGGCGACTTCTACGCGTGCGACCGGACGGGCCACGGCGCGGGCACGGCGGACCTGATTAAGTGGGAGTGGTCCCAGTTGATTCACGACCTGAACTATTCGGAGTCCGCGTCCGAGTCGAAGATGATGTCGGAAGACACCAAGACGTGCAAAGAACAATACGACCGGATGACAACCGAGTTGTGGTTCGCGCTCCGCGCTTGGGGCGAGTTTGGATATTTTCTCCTGTCACCGGCGATGGATTTGGCGAAGCTTGCGCCGCAGCTAACGCAGCGCAATTTCAAATCCGCTGGCGGCAAGACCAAGGTCGAATCGAAGCGAGATTACATGAGTCGCGGTTTTAGTTCCCCCAACGACGCCGACTCGCTGACGCTTTTGGTTCACGCCGCACGCAAAGGCTCCGGGCTCATTCTCTCAATGCGCGGCGACAACGTGGACGTTCCGGGAGACTTGGACGACTCTTGGATGGAGGCCCGCTATCCGGGCGGCGCACGCATCGATGAAAGTAACCGGCACGACTATCTCGATGAGTCAATGAAACTGCCGACTGAAATGGGGGAACTGTTTTGAACACTCTCAACCCGAATGTATATCCTAAAGGCGGACACTTTTTCAAAGAGTCAGACGGCACAAAGATTGTGGCTCAGACATGGTCTGGAGTCGCCTCACGCGTTGCGAACTATCGACGCCGTGCAGGGATTCCGTTGGGAGACCCAACACAGGAAGTGGTTGACCAAGCGTGCTCGCGGGACCCCGGCCTATGTCGTAACGACAACGGCGTCCGCGCAGACCAAACGAAACGCGCTTCTCTCAAGTCTCGGGTTCTACAGTGGCTTGCGCTTGCGACGGCGAACCATGAGTCTCCGTGTGTTCCTGATGAAGTCGCCCGCGCTCGCGCAACTATCTGTGCTGGTTGTCATCTGAACACCGAAATCGGAAAGGGCTGCGGCTCGTGCAAGCAGGCGCTCGGCGAGGCGCGTAAAGAGATTCTCGGACGCACGCGGCAGGACGCTCGGCTTCACGGCTGCGCGGAGACCGGCGAAGACAACGCCGTCGCGGTCTGGCTCGAACGACCGACCATCGACAATCCGGCGCTGCCGGGACATTGCTGGAGAAAGAGAACACTATGACAGCACGCGTAATCATTCCAAAGATTTCATACTGCAAATTGCCGCCGGACACACTCGGCGAGTGGAGGGCTCCGAAGGGAATCCGCCCCGCCGTCCCCGGCACAATCGCCATCGACGCCCGACTCAAGGGCAAGTTAAAGATGGAGGTTCTCATCCATGAACTGCTTCACGAGTTTCACCCGGACCTGTCCGAAGAATCGGTTGAACTGACGGGGAACCTCATCGCAGAGGCGCTACACCAACAAGGTTTCCGGGAGACCCGCGAATGATTTTCACTTTCATCAAGGCGATGGTCCTGCTCAAGTGGGCGCGGCTCCGGGGATACCGGACCATTTGCACTCCCCGCGAGGAAGCGACCCGATACACCATCTGCAAGCCGTGCCCCCAATTTCAGGACGGCCAGTGCCGCCGGTGCGGTTGTCTGGTGGAGGCCAAGACCATGCTGACCACCGAACAGTGCCCGGACAAACGCTGGTTGCGAATCTGGGCCAAGCGCGTAACTGTTAGTTGAGTATGGCTCAAGACAGAGGCCCTTATAGCAGCTTGAACAACACGGGGTATCCCCAGAACTATCTGGGCTCCGTAATTCAATCACCAGCGATTGGGCTGGAGTCCGGCAAGCCGACCCAGAAGTCGATTCAAGACGTGGGCATGGCCCGCGATGTCATCAAGACTGTGGTGATGGCTGGCCGCAACCGTTCCATCGTCGCCTCGCGCATCCTCGCGAAGTATAACGCCGAACGGCCCTACGACGCCTACAAGCTGGAGGCCGAAGGTTTCGGCTGGCGCTCGAACTTCACGACCAAGCCTCTCCCGGCGATGATTGAGAAAGTCGCGCCGCGTTTCGTCGCGGCCATCGACGGGCTCAAGTATTTCACCAACGCCTCGCTGCCCAACACCTTCCAGAACGCAACTCAAAAGTCCGAACGCTTCCGTGAAATTATCACCAAGACCATCCGCGCTCGCAAAGGCTTCCGCACTCTCATCGAAGACATCGCGTTTGACAATGCGCTTTTTGGACACACCATCTGTTCTTGGCTCGACGAATACAGTTGGTTTCCGAAGCACTTCAAGCAGGACGAATCCTTCGTCGCGGACGGAACCAAGGCCGATGTCCGGTGGGCGCAGATAGTTGTTCTCAAAGAAGTTTACCTCCCCCATGAACTTTTCAATCAAATCAAAGAAGACCCCGAAGCCGCAAAAGATGCCGGATGGTCTCTCGCAAACTGTCGCGACGCCATCAACCGTGCATCCCCGGTCCAGATTCGTGACCGGCTTAACGTGGGCGGCACTCTGGAGACTTGGTATCAGAATGCCCTTCGAGAACTTACGATTGGTGCGTCTTACATGGCTGGCGCAAGCGTTATTGTCGTTTACTCGCTGCTCGCTCGCGAAGTCTCAGGCAAGGTATCTCATTATCGAGTGGCCGGACCCGAAATGCAGGAGATTTTTCACCGCGACGACCGATTCGATTCGACTGAGAGTTGTCTATCATTCTTTTCCTTCCAAAAAGGAAACGGCACGCTACACGGCAGCAAAGGGGTGGGTCGAGATATTTATGAACTGGCAGGAATGATTGACCGGACGCGCAACGAAGTCGTTGACCGTCTCATCATGTCCGGCAAGACTCTCGTGCAGGGCGACATCAAGCGCATCCACACTTTCCGAATGTCCGTCGTCGGTTCGACTATCATCGTCCCCTCTGGGTGGACTGTTCTCGAACAGAAAATCGACGGCAATGTCGAGGGGTTCATCAAACTCGATGCCTACTTCGGCCAGATTGTAAACCAACTCATCGGCTCGACCTCGGTGCCGCAGGTTGAAGGCGAAGCGTTCCGCTCGCCGCAGGCTTGGTCTCTGCTCGCGCAGCGCGAGGAAGAAGGCCAAGACGTTCGCATCACTCGCTTCATGGAACAGGCTACGAACCTTTTCCAGACCATGCAGGAACGCATCTGCGACCCGGAGTGCGACGAAGATGACGCCAAGGAAGCGCGGAAGCAACTGGCGTTGGAAATGACCAAAGAGGAAATCAACGCCCTCGCGAAGCAACCCGTTTCCGGGACCATCAAGGATTTGACGCCGTATGAACGGCAGTTGATTGCGTCCATCGCCGCTGAGAAGAAAGGCAACCCGCTCTACAATCAGCGCCAACTCGAAGTCGAGGATTTGACCGCGAAGGTCTCCGCCGATTTCGCTGAGAAGCTTTTGCTGCCGGACAACGACCCGACCGAACACGCGGAACAGGACCGGCTACAGCAAATGGAAATCATGTTGCTGACTGCGGGCCAGCCGGTGCCGGTCTCGCCTCGGGACAACCACCTGATTCACTTGCAGATTTTGATGCCCGCTGTTGAACAGCTTGGCGCACACATTCAGTCTGGTGAACACCCGACCACGGCGCTCGAAGCTTTCGCGGCGCACATCAACGAACATTATCAGCAGGCCATTTCGCACGGCGTCAAACCGGCGGAGTTGGCGCAGGTCAAAACTTTTCTCGACAAAGTCGGCGAGACCATCGCGAATCTGAAAATGTTGGATGCCCAAGCTGACCAGCACCAGCAGATGGTAGCCGCCCACAACGAAGGTCAGACTGTTCCCCAAGAAGCCGTTCCCTCGGCTCAACCTCCCCCGCAATAATGGAAATCTTAGCTGGCTCCCTCGACTGGACCCCCAACGACTCTGAAAGGCTCGCCGCTTTTCTCGACTCGGAAACGGGCAAACGATTCATCCCCAAACTGGTTGAAGCCGCGCCGACATTGTTCGACGCCGGTGACACCAATCGAATTTTGATTCGGTCCGGGGAAGTTCTTTCCTTCCAGAAAATCGTCAAAGAGATTTTGTTCCTCGCGCATCCTCCGCCCCCGAACAAGCAGGAGGCGACCGAGTATCCTCCGCTGGAGTCGGACACGCACTGGAATGACGGGCAGAAAATCGAACCCGAAACGAAACCCGAAGGTGTTGACCCCCTATCACTCTAATTTATGGCCGAAACAGTAATCCAAACCCCCGTCGTTGTTCCTGTGGACAACGCCAAGACAAACGCAGACCTCGCGGCGAAAGTTGCCGCGCAGGACATCATGGGCCAATCGACCGCCGCCGACCCCGCCGCAGACGCGGGAGACGCGCTCGACCAGTTGGCGAAACAGGCTGAGGAAGCCGCGAAGAAAGTCGCCGAAGGCAAGACCGCCGAAGACGACGCTGCGGCGAAGGCCGCTGAGGAAGCCGCTGCGAAGGAGGCCGCTGCTAAAGCTGCCGCTGCCGCAGAGACCCCGGAGGAAAAGGCCGCGAAGGAGGCCGCTGCCGCCGCTGCCGCCGAAGCCGCCTCGAAGGGCGCTGCCTCGGAGGAAGAACGCGCCAAGGCTCTTTTCAAAGACGCGCCATCCTTGCCCCAAGGTGCCGCACCGAAATCCTCGGAAGCTTTCGCGACGGTGAAGCTTATCGCCGCCCGCGAGATTGCGAAGACCGAGTCGGAACTTTTGAAGGTCAAGGATGAACTGGCTGCTATCAAGAAAGCCGCCGCGTCCCCGACCACCGAACAACTGGAGAAGGAAAAGGAACTAGCTGAGTTGCGCGAGTGGCGCGGCAAGCTGGACGTGGACTTCGACCCGAAGTTCAAAGAGTTTGACAAGACCATCGACTCTGCTCGCGAATTCATTTACGCGCAACTCCAGAAGTCGCCGGTCGTCACCCCGGAGATTCTCGCCAAAATCAAACAGTATGGCGGGCCGGACAAGACCAATCTCTCGAAGGTGTTCGAGGCAATGGGCGACCCGACCTTGCAGCGCGTCATCGAGTCCAAGGTGTCGGACATCTTGCACACTCGATACAACAAGGAACAGGCTGTTCAAATCGCGAAGCAGAACTTCACGGAATACGCGAAGGGCCGCGAGAATGAGTTGAACCAGTCCGTCACCGGCCACGTCACGCAAACGAAGGCGCAGCTTGACACGATGCTCCCGAACCTTTCATGGTTCAAAGAGAAGGAGATTGCTGCCGATGCCGCCCCGGACGTGAAAAAGTCGGCGGAGGAACACAACAAGTTTGTCACTGAACTTCGTCCGCAGATAGACGCGGCGCTCGCTGACGACTCCCCGACTATGCGGGCCATCCTCATCACCGGCATGGCGCAGCTTTTCAACGTGCAACGCGAGAAGGCCAAAGTTGACGCACAGGTCAAGGCCCTTACTGCGGAACGCGACGCTATCCAAGCCAAGTGGGATAAAGTCAAAAACAGTGGCAGGACTCGGCTGGCCGAATCCGCCGCGAACCCCAATGCAGTTCCCGCCCCGGCCAAGAAGCCGGACCACACCGTCCCGGCTGGCGACGCTCTCGACGCCATCGCAAAGCAAGTGATGGAGGAACGAGAACGAAAGGCCGCAGGTGCCACTGCCTGACCAATTTGGGGCAGGCATCGAACTTACTCCAGTGGCTCGGCCTCAAGTGGTCGAGGCACTGGGGACTAAAGTTCTCGTCGCCAAACCTTGGCACAAGTCCGTTCACCCGCTCACTGCTTTCAGTGTGGGGCAACTCTGCGACCGGCGCAGGACGGCGGACATGCTGAATTTCGGCGACGCATTCGTCGTCCACTCCCGGAACAAGTGCGCGGACGCTTTCCTTTCGTCGCCGCTGGAGTGGATGCTAATGATTGACGATGACATGGTGATTCCTTTCGGGGATTCCAAGTGGTATCGCAACGCGACCGGCTTTCCGTTCCCTGAACCTTTCATCGGGTTCAACGCGCTTGACCGGCTGCTCAGTTCCGGCAAGACCATCGTCGGCGCTCTCTACTCCGGGCGCTACCCGAAATCGACGCTCATGTATAACGAAGCCGGATGCAACCCGGAAGAAAATGCGTGGGCTCGCAAAGGTCCGCACGACATCGTGAAGCCGACCAAGTGGGTTGCCACGGGCTGCTTGCTGACTCACCGCTCGGTGTTTGAAGACATCGAGAAGCGATTCCCCCGGCTCCGTCGCGGCGGCGACAAGAAGGGCGGGCAATGGTTCACATCGACGGAGGCAAGTTTACTTGACAGAGTCCAGATGGTCCGGGACCGGCTCATCGAAGGTCCAATGACCGGAGAGAAGGCTTACAAGGCCCTCGAAGGTCTGGAGGGCGCACTCGCGGAGGCCCGCGCTGAGAACAACCTCGGATTCGGCGAAGACGTTTCGTTCTGTCTCCGCGCCGCTGCCGCCGGACACCAGCCACACGTTGACTGCGGGCTCGTGTGCGGGCACATCGGCCACTGCGTTTACGGGCTCCACAACACCGGCCAGAAGGAACAAAGGCTATGACGAAAATTCTCATCGCTCTCCAGTATTGGTCCGGCGACCGCGAACACGCGAAGGCCCTCGGCCAATACCTCGCCGACCTCGAAGAAAAGCACTGCGAGTTGGCCGACATACTTTTGGTGAACCGATTCGACTGCCCCAATTTCCCGGACAACATCCGGCAATCACTGGCTCGCAAGTTCAACGTGTTCCAATATCGCACGCGCACGCGGCAGACCGGATGGCCCTCGGGGTGCAACGGCCTGTGGACTTCCACAATCGAGTGGGTCCGCAGCATGTGCTACGCGGGCAAAGCGCCGCACTACAAGTGCGTGTTCACCTGTGAAGCGGACGGCGCTCCGCTCCGCCGGGATTGGATTATTCGCCTTCACTCGGCTTGGGACCGAGTCAATTCTATTTCGCCGGTCGTAGTTGCTGGCCCGATGGTGGGCAGCGACGCGCCGGACGCCCCGGTTGCGACTCACATCAATGGGAACTGTTTGGTCTCGTGCAGGCGCGACGCGCTTGATTGGATTCTCAGAACGGTCCCGACTGTTCATCCCTCGGCAGGGTGGGACTACGCGATGCGGGACGAGTTTAAGAAGCACGGGTGGGCCGGTATCCCGGAGATACAAAGCATCTACAATACTCCGCACTTCACGTCGGCGGAGTATCAAAGCTTCGTGGACAAGCACTGGGTTTGGATTCACGGCGACAAGTCCGGCGACTTAATCAAGCACGGACGAAAAGCACTTGACTTATGAACCTGCGCCACAAGAAAATCTTCGTCACTGGACATCGAGGGCTCGTCGGCTCCGCGATTCTCCGCAACATTCAACGCACCGGCGGGAAAGAGGCGCACGTCGTAACGGCGGACCATTCGGAAGTTGACTTGGCGGATGAGACGCAGGCTCGATGGTTCTTCTCGGTGCATCGTCCGGCCTACGTGTTTCACTGCGCGGCTTGGGTGGGCGGCATCATGGCGCACACCACCGAACCAACGAAGGCGATTCTCCAGAACACGGCCATCCAAAACAACGTGCTTTCGCTCGCGGCGGAATACGGAGTCGAGAAGCTTCTGTTCCTCGGCAGCGCGTGCGCGTATCCCCGCCGCGCCTGCGTCCCGATTCAGGAAAGTGAAATGCTCACCGGACCCCTCGAAGAAAGTAACAAGGGCTACGCGCTCTGCAAAATCCTCGGGCACGAGTTGTGCAAATCTTTCCGGCGCGAGTATGGGTGCAACTTCATTTCGTGCATCCCCACGAATCTTTACGGCTTAAACGACAACTATAACCCGTTCAAGTCGCATGTGATTCCGGGGATGATTCACAAGTTCCATTGGGCGAAGTTGAAAGGCGAAGACGTGACGCTCTGGGGCTCGGGCAAGCCGGTCCGGGAATTCCTTTGGGCGGACGACTTGGCGGGGGCGTGCATGTGGTTGATGAACACTTACGACGGCGAGGAACCAATCAACATCGGCTCGGGCGAGTATTGTGACTTGCACAAACTCGCGTCCCTCATCGCTTGGGCCACTGACTTTCGCGGTAGCATCCGGTGGGACGAATCCAAGCCGGACGGCACGCCGGTCCGCTATCTCGACAGTTCCAAAATCCGCTCGATGGGTTGGACTCCTAAGATGCCGCTCGCGACCGGCCTCACACTCGCGTATAGAGATTTTTTATCAAGACAATGAACTTACTCGTTTCCGTCCACTGTTACCAAGGCGACATGAACCAGATGGGCACTCTCTGGCCCGCGCATACTCAGCACGGCCCCGTGGTTGTCCTCTCGCCGGATGATTCGCCCGTCATCAAAATCGGCGCATGGTGCCGGACCGCAGGCAAGCGGTGCTACATCGGCCCGGATTCTCTGGACCGACAATTTCTCCAGTTGAAGGCGCTGCTCGATTTCGACGCGGAGTGGTATCTTGCGAACGACGCCGACTCCTGCGTCCTGTCTCCGCTATCGCGATTGCCCGACTACGTGGAAGCGCGGAAAGACGTTCTCTGGTCGAACAAAGTCCCGGACACAATCCACATCCGGCCCGACCACTACCCGTTGCCGCGCTTCGCGCTCCAGCCGCCGTATCTTTTCCATCACTACACGCTGGAGAAACTTTTGTCGAAGGGCCAGTTCCCGATTCACGACCAATCACTCTACGGGCAATACGGCGACTCGAAGTGGACCCAGACGCCTTACATCGACTGGTATATGATGGCGCTGGCCCATTACACGGGCGTCCCGACCGACCGATTCCCGGACGGCGCTTCGTGCCCGACCTCGGAATGTGCAGTCGGTTCTTCAATCCCCGGCGCTCGGCACTTGGGCTACGGCCAGATGATTGAGTTGGTCCGGCACAAAGGAATCCGGTTCATCCATTCGGTCAAAGACCCCAGTGTCTTCGCCGACCTCTGCCGCGCACGGACGGAATACCTCGCCGACCACCCCTTGACGAGTTGACCGATTTCGGTAACTCCTTCTTGAAGCCTTAAAAAGCCTTCGACGTGGCTTCACCGGAGGAAAGCCTATTTGCTGTCTGGCCGCAGCGAGAAGAAGTCCTTCCGGGTGGACGATTTCCCGGAACCGCAAATACGAGACGCGGGAACCAAGTTCTCCCCAAAACAGATAGGCTAAAATTATGGCTTTTTTCTGCGACGACCCTTCTGCGATTTCTGACATCGCCTCGAAGGACACAAACCGAATCGTAGGGACCATCGCCAAGGCACTCGCCGCTAACGCCGTTTACATGAATGTAATCGGGGGCGGAGTGTTTCCTTCCGGCACGTCCGATGCGATTCGTTCAATCGTGCAAATGCAGGCGGCTCCCGGCGACTCTCTCGCCATCCCGACTTTCGTTTGCGATACCGACATCTGCGGCCAGAATGGTTCGCAAGACCTCACCGACACTGTGGAGTTTACTCTGCGCCTCGAATCGTTTCGTGGCCGGGGTCCGAACATCTGCGTGAAGAAAGGTTACGCTGCCTTCAAGGGCTCGTATGTCATGGCTGAGGATTCGCTCAAGAAACTCGTCACCCAATACATCAACGCGGATGTCCGCGCTCAGTTGTATCTGCGGAGTGCATCGAAGTTCACCGCGAATGCAAACTACGATTTCAATTCGCTGTTCACCGGCGGACTTGAGACTGACTTGGGCGTGAAGTTCGCGCCGCTGTTGCCCACGGGTCCCATGACCTTCAAGGCTCTGCACTTCATCGCCCGCTACCTGCGGGAAGTGTTGTTCGCTGAGTGGTATGACTCCGGGCAGGGTATGCCGCACTTCCGCTTCATCGGCGGGTCCGACCAAATCGAGTATTTCCGCTCGGAAGTCGGCGTCCAGAACGTCATGGTTGCTTTGACGACTGGCGGATACAAACTCGGCGAGACGACCCTCACGGCCTACTCGTTTGAACAGTCCCCGGCTTACCGTGGCATCGCCTTCGGCGTTGACCAACGGCCTCTGCGGGCGACCGGCTTCAACGTGGACGGCACCTTGGCGCTCGTTGACCCTGTGGTTGTGGTCAGCAAACCCGCTTCCGGCACCGCTTTCGCGAAGCCGAATCCGGCTTGGCTGAATGCGTCCTACGAAGTTGGCGTGCTCATCGCTGACGGCAGCTTTGAAAGGCTCGTGCCTGAGAAGTATGTCGGCGAAGGCTCGTTCAAGTTCGCGCCGCAGCTTCACATGGGCGAGTTGGAATGGCACTACCAGATTGACAATCAGTGCAATCAGTGGGGCGATTTCGGCTGGCACAAATACCAGATTACTCGGGCATATCGTCCGCTGCGTCCGCAGCACATCATCCCGATTCTTTACAAGCGTTGTATCGCTGACCTCGGTTTGGTCAACTGTGCGACGACTGACGCGTCCAGCTATACTGGCGCTGACTCCTTCACGTCCATCGGCGTCTGTGGCGACGATGAGACTCCGGTAGTCGGCCCCGGCGTCCCCACGCTGTAAGCTGAACGACTCGCTTTTCATCCGCAAGGGTGAATGGGGGGTAGGGAACAACGGGGCGGGGCTGAATAAGCCTCGCCCCTCTTTCCAAAGAGCAATGACGAATCCGTTTGAAAAGCTGGTGGGAGACGACCGCATGTTGGCTCTGATTGGAACCAACTTTTCGGCTGCGGCTATCGCCGGATTCTTCCACAAAGTAACGCCGTATATGGACGCAATCTTGGTGCTCATGCAAGTCATCATCGCGGCCTATACGCTACTGCACATCGTAAAGAAATCCCTGAAATCCCATGACGCTAAAAACACTAAAAGGCTTGGCCATAATCGCGACGCTCGTCGCGCTCGCAGGGTGCGGAACGCTGATTCCGAAGAAGGTTGAATTCTTCCAGAAGAAGGTTCAAGCCGTCCCGGAGAAAACCGCTTCCGAACTGGAGACAGAACGGCAGGCCGCTTACGCCGCTTCCCTCTCGGCTCGCCTGACGGTGGACGCCGTCGTCAAGAACAACGACCCGACCAACGTGGTGACGCCCGCGAAGAACACGGAGGCGCTCACTGCCGCCGTTTCGACCAGCCTCGGACCGCCGCAGAACATCCCGTCCGGCAACGTAACGAATCTTGCGAACAAAGTCATCGAGAACAGGGCGGAGTTGGACCGGAAGGTTGCCCGCTACTCGGACAAAGTCCAGCCTCTCGTTGGGAAGAAAATTGAAGGCACCGGCCTGATTCGGATTCCCTATTTCGTTTACATCGGCGGAATCGTCCTGATTATCTTCATCGCTTGGTCCGTCTTGAAACTCTACGGCTCCGTGAACCCCGTCGTCGGCCTCGGGACAAATGTTGTTGGCCGCGTGAGTGGCAAGGTTCTGTCCGGCGCAGTCTCGGAACTTTCCAAGGGCGGCGAGTTGTTCAAAGAGAAAGTGGTGGACAGTGAGTTGACCGCCGAAGTAAAGGCCAAGGTCCTCGAACTATTTTCGCACGCGCACGCGAAGGCGCAAGACAAGTCCACTCAGGACATTGTCAAGTCGCTGACCGTTAAACCGACACAGGACTAAACATGAGTTGCTCAAAATGCGGCGATTGCGGGAATGATAATCCGAACCCGCTGAATTCTTGCGACAAGCTTGGATGCGACAATCCGTGCGGGTCAACCGGCCCGAACAATTCTGCCGCGTGCGAGACCCTGCCGTCGCAGATAGACAATTTCACGCTCCAGTTTTTCGGCGAAGTCGTCAAGACCGAAGTGGACGGCAAAGTCGTTTGGTCTCTGCCGTGCCAGCTTGACCAAGGCTTGCCCGCGAATCCTCGCGGCGCGACCGAACCGCTCGGCTGCTACATTCTGCGGCTGTTTGAAGACGGCATCATCGGCGAACAGGGCGAACAGGGCGAACCCGGAAATCCGGGAACGAACGGCGTTGACGCCTACACGATTATCACGGCCCCGTTCGCGACTCCTAGCCTCGAACATCCCTACGTCCAGATTGTTACACGCTTAAACGCCAACATTGTCACCGGCGCGAACATCTTCATCGAAGCCTCGGGCTGGTATAACGTCGTCGGCACTGACGGCACCGGCGTCCTGTTCTGCAATCTGATTTCGCGGCTCTCTGACGCAGTGGCGATTGTCCCTGTCGGCGCTCTCGTGGTCCCGGCGGGACAAACGGGAGTCGGCGTCAAGGGCGAGTCCGGCGACAAAGGTTTGACCGGCGACCAAGGCATCCAAGGTCCGAAGGGCCAGCCGGGGAACGACGCCGCGCAGTTCACGCAGAACAACGGATTCTTTTTCACCACGACCGGGAACGACTACGACTTGCTCGCGTTCACGGACGAAGACTTTCATCCGGTCTGGTTCTCAGTCGCGCCGCCGCCCGCTCCGCCGGGGTATCCGCCGCCGACCCCGACCGCCGCTGACCCTCGGTTCACGCTGCCGAACGCCGGGACCTATTTGATTGTCGGCAAGACTGCGGCCAACGTCCAGACGAACACGCAAATCAAGCTGTTCAGCGTCACGAACAATTTCGATGTTCCGGGCACGACCCAGTTGATTGCGCCAAGCGCGGCCAACGAGTTTCGTCATTGCCCTTTCGCGGCCATCTACACGGCTGGTGGCGCGGACACGATTCAACTTTACGCCAGCCGGATTCTCGGGTTCATGGACTCGGGGCTCGCGGGCGCGAACAACACCGTTTACGACATCGAGGTTCAGGCCGATGCGAAAATTCTCGTGGCCGGGGTGTTCACGCAGATGAACGCGACTACGATTCGCGGCATTGCCCGACTCAACGCGGACGGCACCGTTGACCCTGCGTTCAACGCGGGCGCGGTCAATCCCGGCGTCAATGCGGGCGCTATCGTTTACACTGTCGGCACGATGGCGGACGGGCACATCGTCATCGGCGGAAACTTCACATCTTACACCGACTCCGGTGGAACGCACACTGTCAGCAGGTTCGCTATTTTGAACACGGACGGGACGCTGCACGCGGACATGGTCACGTCTCATCCGGTTATCAATGACACCATCTACGCGCTCGACATCGACGCGAACAACATGGCCGTCATCACCGGCGCGTTCACGACTGTCGGCGGAACGGCTCGGCGGCGAGTCGCTCGGCTCCAGACTTCCGGCGGTCCCGGCACCACGGGATTTTTGGACACGACTTTCGGAACGAACACCAGCGGGTTGAACGGCTTGGGGCGGGCGGTCCGCGTCTTGGCGAACGGGCGGGTCATGGTTGGCGGCTCATTCACTGCGGCTCAGAATAACGGCGGAGGCAACGCCTCATTCACCGGATACATCGCGAAGTTCAACGAGACCACCGGCATCCCGGACACCACTTGGGCCAGCACCACGGGCAGTCAATTCAACTCGACCGTGTATGCCATCGAGGAACAGACTATCGACGCCCCCACGACCGGCCAAATCCTTGTCGGCGGGACGTTCACCACTTACAACGGGACCTCATCGCCGAAATTCATTCAGTTGACTTCTGCCGGTGCGGTTGCGACGGCCTCGGCTGGTTTCAACAACGACGTTCACTCCGTCGCGCTCGACACCACCGGGGACATCCTTGTTGGCGGGCTGTTCACGAAATTCGGTCCCGCGACCACGAATCAAAATCACTTGTCTCGAATCGTTCCGGGAACCGGCGCTCTCGACACATCCCTCGGCGACGTGAACATCGGCGTTGCCGCTGACATCGTTTACGTGGCCCACGTTCAACCGGACACAAAGATTTTGGTGGGCGGAACTTTCATCGCGGTCCAGACGATTCCTCGCGGGCGAGTTGCCCGTCTCTTATCGGACGGCACGCTGAACACCGTTCCGGCTGGCGCTCAGACCATCCCGTATCTTTACACTGACATCACATGGACGCAGATTGCCTAAACCCAACGGGGGTCAGCGGACACAATTCCGCCGCGTGCGAGTCGCTGAAAAGTAAGACGGCGAACTTCACGGCGCAGATGTTTGGCGCAGTCACCAAGACTGACGTTGACGGCAAGGTTGTCTGGACTCTCGGCTGCGGACTCGAAGAAGGGCTCCCCACGGACCCTCGCGGATTCGGCGAAGGAGTCGCGTGCTATTTTTTCCGCCTGCTCTACGACAACATTCTGGAGTTGAAGGGCAACAAGGGAGACAACGGTCTCAACGGAGTAAACGGCAAAGACGCCGTCTCTGCGACGACCGCAGACTTTTTCCAGCCTGTGGTTGGGGACACAATCACGATTCCAGTTTTGGCAACTCGCGCACTTTTGCCCGGACTGATTGTGTTTGTCCAAAACTCAGGTTGGTATGATATTATCGCGAACGACGGCGACACGGTGGTTCTCACGCTCCGTGAGGCTCTCTCGTTTGCGCCGGTTGTCGTGCCCCTTGGCGCGGTCATCGTGCCAGTCTCTCCCGCCGGGAATCCGATTGCGGGCGACAAGGGAGTCCCCGGAGACAAAGGGCCGGACGGAAATCCCGGCGACGACGGGCAGCAAGGCCGCGACGCGGGAGACAACGTCAACGGATACTTTTTCGGCGCGGGCAAGACGGATTTTGTGACGACTATCGTCAACAATACTCCCGTCCCGGTCCTGCTCGATGGCGCTTTCGTTGACATCCCGATTACTGTGGCCGGGACCTACTACATCGTCGGCACCACGAAGACCGTCGTCGGAACTTCCGCCGTGATTTTCCTCGCGCTCATCACTTGGGCAGTGGTGGACAACACAACCAATGCGACGCTCTCGACCTACAACACGGAGGCGGAAGCGAACGCGGCAGTGCAGGCGGGCCAGACAGTTCAGGTGAAGATTCAGGAAGTGTTGGACACGACCTTCCAAGCGACGCCTTACGAACCTCGGCTGCTCCAGACATTTTTCTTCACGGTGAGTCCCCGGACAATCCGGCTCTACGTCAATCAGGATAGTGCGCCGCTCGTGAAGGTGAAAGCCTCGGCGACGAATTTGAACTGGGTCCAAATCGCATGAGTTGCAAAGTGAAACACAACCGAACCGGATGCAATCTTCCCGTGGTTCACATCAAGGGAGGCAAGTGCAAGTCGGCGCGAGGCGGCACACCAACGGTCCGCAGTCCGCAGTATAAGCTGGCGGTGACTGGCGCGACCTCGAACGCAGACAAACCTACAGACATTTCCACTTTATGAGTTGCGATAACGGCGATGCGGGAATTCCCTCGAACCTTTCTTCTGATTGCTGCGGCCCCGCCGCTCCATCCGGGAGATACGTTTTGATTCCGGGGCCAACGGGTCCGCAGGGCGAAGACGGAGTCCGGGGACATTTCGGAGAGACTGGCGCGACCGGCGAAACGGGACCCACGGGACCTGTTGGCGGCACCGGCGGAGTAGGAGAGTCTGGAGGCACCGGCGGGACCGGCGGCACCGGCGAGGTTGGCGGCACCGGCGGGACCGGCGGAATCGGCGAGACCGGCGCGACCGGACCAGACCGCAGCACGCTCACGCAAGACGGATTTTTGATGGGTCAAGAACCGGGGATGCCCCCTCTGTTGCGGGTGAACCTCGACCACGGGGTCATCACGGGTTTCACCCCGACCTTCGCGGCGACGGAAGATTTCGAGGCGTATGCGCCGGGGACCACGGACGACTTCGACCAGAATTTCGGATGGTCCGCCGGGGCAGTAACGGGAATCATCACGGGCTCAGTCGCCGCCGCGCAGACTTTCGGGTCCGAGAATAAGCAGGGCTTCGACATGACGAACGGCGAATATCTTCGCCCGTTCTACTGGGGGAACCAGTGGACGAAGATTCGGCTTGGCGTAATCGTTTCGGTTAGATACGGCGCAGGTAATGCCACGAACACGCGGCTGGCGCTTGGCGTAAATAGCGGAATTGTTCACGGCGTCAACGGGGCAACGGTGAACTGGGTGGGATACTATTCCAACACCGGATTCACTTTGCAGGACATGCAGCTACAGGGGACCCCGTCCTACTTCAAGAATCTGTCAAGCCGGGGATACGCAGCGACGAAAGGGACGACCCCGGCGGAGACGGTTGTCACCAACTCGGGCCTGTTGAACTTCCCTTCCTCAGACACCCCCGAACGACGTGGCGTGCTATTCGTGGAAATCACGAAGGGGAGTCCTAACTATTCCATCGTTGTCATCAACAACGAAGACGGAAACGGACAAGGGTCAGCGTTCGATACTACGTCGGATTGGTTCTGGCAAAAGCTGTCCGGGTTCGATGACTTGTCCTCGGCAAACTCGACGCAGGGGAACAACGCACACGTTCTTTCTAAAAGTCCGGCGCTCGCCGTCGCTCAGACGGAGGCGGACGGCATTTTGGACACGTTCTCGTTTCATTGGGTGGGCGACCAAGCGTTGCGCGTCTATGGAATGGGCGCTTTCAGACTCTACTGAAACTGGTAACTATTACTTGTATGGAAGACCTTCCTATCAATTTGCAACAAGAGGGCTACGGGCTGGCGACTCCGTCAGACCCAAGCGAACCTCGGTATCCGGTTCTGCACTACTGCGGCGACGAAGACTTGGACTTGCCGCAGGACGGCACGATGACGGTCAAGTTTCATGTGAAGCGCGAGACCAGCGAGGTTGACCGCAAGACCGGCAAGCACAGCTACGACTGCGACATCGAGATTTTGTCCATTGAGAAGGTCAAGGGCGAAGACGTTCAGGCCCCCGCCTCAAGCGGAAACGACGCCGAAGACGCGCTCGACAAGATTCGCGAGGAAATGGAACACGATTCCGAATACGGCAAAAACTAATGTTCACCGTTGACGAAATTTACGACGACGCCGTCCAGATTATCGGCGAGAGTGACAACCGAAAAGTTTTCCGGTGGTTGTCTGACGCCATTTCGATGACGGCCAACAAAGCCGACCTCGAAGGATGGAAAGGCTACCTCGACATCTGCTCCGCCGGATGCTCGTGCGCCGAAGGTTCGACGTGCAACAATCCCGCAGGCTGCGGACGGCGCTGCATCGCGCTGCCGCGTGAAGTTGACACCGTCATCGGTGTGAACATCGGCGGGCAACCCGTGCTCGGGTATCACCAGCTTTTTGAATTCCATTTGAACGGCCCCGGCTCGTGCCGGACGGTCTGCGAGTGGAAGTGGCAGGACCAAGGCGGCGGACATCCGACTTATCGGGAACTTGTCCGGCCTTCCAAGATTGTCGCGCACTTGGGGAGTGTCGAGGACAACGGCAAGAAAGTAATAATTTATGGCTACGATGACGCGGGGCACATTCTTCGTCGTCAAGAGAACGGATGTTGGCTTGACGGCTATCGTGTGCCCACAATGTATGGCTTGGCTATTCCAGACACCGATGCGCCTACAATCGCTCGCATCACGGGTGTTTACAAGCAACCCACAGTTGCAGAAATCAGTCTGGCAACTACAGACAGTTCTGGCGCTACTGGCACGTTGCTTACTGTGATGGAACCGGACGAAACGCTTCCGCAGTATCGCCGGATTCAACTGAACCGCTCGTGCAACTGGGCGCGGATTGCTTTCATCCGAATCAGTCCGAAAATCAAATCTCGGTGGGACCACATCCCGCTGCGAAGTCCGCTCGCGCTGCTCATGGGATTGCAGGCGCGACGGTGCTACAAAGATGTCACGCGAATCGCGGAAGCGCACAGCTACGAAGCTGACGCGCTCCGTTTGGAATTGGAAGCGCAGCAGAAGGCCGAACCGCCCGTGTTCATGCCGATGCAAGTCATCGATATGTCGAACCCGCGTGACAAGTATGACTACGACATCCGGTAATGCAACCCACGAATCCGCCAAATTCGACCATCGACATCGACTCGACTTTCTTGCTCGGGTGCGAGTCCGATGTCTCGCCCTCGCAAGTCGCGTTGGGTTCGAGTTGGATGGCGATTAACATGCTGAACCTCGGCGGGCTGTGGTCCTGCCGCCCCGGTTATCATTGCCTCGCCACTTTCCCGGACGGAAAGCTTCAAGGCGTTGCTCGGTTTCATCCGATTCTCGGCGAGGAACAGATTTTGGTTGCCGTCGCGGGCCGACTCTACGCGTCCAGCTTCCCGTATGTCGATTTTCACGTCATCGAAGGGCTCCGATTCTCTCCGACCGCGAAGCAAATCTTTTGGGCGCTGACGACTCAGGCCACAGTTCGCGACACGACCGACTTTGCGTCAAGCATTTCGGTGATTGAACCGAAAAGCGTCTTGATAATTCAGGATGGCGGGCTCACCGCGCCGGGATGGTATGACGGCTCCAATTCCGGGCACATCAAAAACAACCTTTACGAGACTCCCGCCGGTGGTCCGATGGCTTGGGTGGGCGATAGGCTCTGGGTTGCGACTGACAATCAGGTTTTCGCCAGCGACATTTCCAATCCGTTCAGCTTCCGCGAACAAATTTATCTCGGCGGAGTCTCCAGCTTCTTCTTTTCCGCCGAAGTCACCGCGATGGTCCCGACTCCTAGCATCGAATCGCCGCAGTTGATGGTGTTCACTGGAATCAATGGCTCGATTCTGCAAGCGAACATCCGAAATCGCGACGACTGGCCCTCGACTCCGAACTTTCAGGAGGAAGTTGTCCAAGTCGGATGCCTCTCGAACCGCTCCGCGCTCTCGCACTACGGTCAAGTTGTCTGGTTTTCGCCTTCCGGCGTGTCAATCTACGACCCCGCGACCTCCGGGAAGCTGACAAGCCGACTTCCGGTGCGCGACAACGAAATGTTGACCAGCAAAGTCGTCCTGTCGGACGATTTGACGCAAGTCGCCGCCGGTTCTTACGGACAATTCCTTTTGATGAGTGTCCCGGCGGAGGATACGCACAATCGGCACACTTGGGTTCTCAATCACGCGTCACTTTCGACCCTCAGCGACGAATCCGGCCCGTCTTGGTCCGGCTATTGGATTGGAACGCGTCCGGTCGAGTGGGTTTCCGGGATTTTCGCCGGACAGGAACGAATCTTTCACGTCTCGGTGGACTACGACGGAAAAAACCGTCTGTGGGAGTCGTTCAACCCGAACCGGCTCGACAACGGGTGCCCGATTACTTGGGCGCTGTTCACTCGCGGCTATTTCGGGACCACGGCGCAGGTGGCGAAGCCTTCGGGCTCCACAGTCCGCTTCCAGTGGGCCGATTTCACCGTCGCCGGGGTTGAAGAAGACCTGAATTTCGGAGTCTATTACGCCGGGGGAACGTCCGGCGCGTTCAAGCCGATTGCAAACACTTTGATTCGGTCAACTCGGGGCTCGATGGACGCCGAAACCGAAATCACGATGGACTCGGAAATCTTTGCGTTTAAGCCGCAATCTCGAACCATTCAAACTGTCGATGCAGACCAACAATCTGTTCTCACGAACGACGGTTCAGCCGGGGTTGAACGAGAAAAAATCTCGAACATCGACCGCTCGTTCCAACTTCTTGTCGTCGGACACGGGCCTTGCACGCTCCGGGAGATTCGGGCGTTCGCACTGCCAGACCCGGAGAATCCGGCGGGCAATCCCAAAGCATTCTGCCCCGAATCGTGCATCAACGCCGTCCGCTACGACGGGCTCGCGACCAAGTCGAACAATTTCAAATCCGTGGTGGACGCTCTATCGGATGCCCCGGAATCTTTCTACACGTCCAGCAAGACCGTAGTGCTGGAGAAGAACGGATTCCGCGCCATTGGAATTGGCTTCGCGTCCAGCATACTCTCTCAAGACGCCGCTGACCGTGTTGCGACAATCGTCGCGACGAAGCGGGCGGATAAAGATTTACAAGCTATGCTCCCGCCGGTTACGTCGGTGGGGCTCGGTCTCGAACACACCGGATGAATGTAGTCCTCGACAATTTATTTTTGCGCCGCCCGCGTATCGAATACGTGTCGCCCCCGATTTGCGAGGCGACCGTAATCACGTCCAGTTCTGGGGAAGTGGTCACGTCCTCGGACGACGAAGTCCTAATTGACCTGAACACCGATTTATGAGTCTCCAAAATACAAACCTCCTGATTCAGATGTCGCCTATCCCGATTACCTTCCGGGGCGGGCCGAACGACTTGGCGACGGAAATGGTCCGGCGGATGAAGATTCTTTCTCCCGGCGGCGCGAACTTTATTTTCATCGGCGACGTGGAACCGACCTCGAACGTCGGACCGTGGCTCAAGGGCGGGACCAAGTGGTATGTCTGGGATGAGGCAACCAAGCGTTACGTCCCGCAGGACATTTCGGACTCGTTCACCATTCCTTTTTGGATTGGAAACTCTCAGCCGTCTTCGCACGACCCGGAAGTCTGGTTGAAGACCGAGAGAGACGCGACGGACGTGGACCCGACCCACGGCGCGGCCATCGGCTGGTTTCAATGGAATTCGGTCACGCTCGCTTGGGAGGGCGTCAGTCCCATTGTCCGCTCGGGCACCACGGCGCAACGACCGACCTCGCCGGACGATTTGCAGCAGTATTACGACACCACCATCGGCGCTCTCATTTGGTTTGAACGCTCGGTTTGGCGGACGGTGGACGGCGTCAAGGGCGACGTGAAGCAGGTAGTCACGGAACTGTTGCAGGATGCTTTGACCCAGAACCCCGGTTGGGCCTTTCTGGGCGACACGAATCAGGCTTGGCGCGGGCGCGTGCTCGTCGGCGCGACCACGGACCCCGGAACGAATCCGGCCAGCAACTTCCCGACCTCTCCGGGCGTGAACCCACAGACTTCGCTTGTGACATCGGGCGAGACGGTGACTCTGGCGGGCGCTCCTAGCGCAATCACCGTGCCGCCACAACTGGCGCTCTGGACCCTGTATAAACAATGACCAGAAAAGAAAAATTGAAGGTCTATTGGAAGAACTGGTATCTTCGACCGGGAAACCGGGAAAAGCATTCGGCTCGGTGTCTCCGTTGGCAACGAGAGGCCGGACCCGACCTCCGATTGGTCCGAAACGAATCGCAAAACTTACGACGAAGAACCAATCCTCATGCACGGCTTTCACGAAATCTTCGGGAGAGAGTCCGGGCGGCACTCCAAGGCAGAACTAAGTCCGAACGGACCCTTAGCCTTTTGGGGTGCTCGATTGAAGCCTTCAAATTACACCTTGAGGGACAATTCGTTCCGGGCATGAACTGGGAAAACTATGGCCAATGGCACATTGACCACCGCCTTCCATGCGCCAGTTTCGACTTGACGCAACCCGACCAACAGAAGGCTTGCTTTCACTTTTCTAACCAGCAACCACTTTGGAAGCGAGACAACCTAGCGAAAGGTGTCAAAACAGGTAACTTTTAAGGGATGGCTGTTCCTTTCACAATCAAACCAGTGGCGCGGCAGGAGGAAATCTTCGCTGCCGCTCTCATCATTGGTCCGCAAGTGGCAATCAAGCAGATTGACACGGAGGAAACCACGGTCCCCGGCAGCATCGCGAAGAACCTCACGTTGCAGGCCATGTGCAATCCCCGGTTCAGCTTTTTCGCGGCCTACAGCGACACCGGCGCGGCGCTCGGATACATTTGCGGCGAACTGCGCGAATCAATTTACGTCCCCGGCCAAATCAACAGCTACGAGTTGCTGTGGGTGGTTGCGGACCAGCACCGGCGGTCTGGAGTCGGCCTCGCGCTGCTCGACGCTTGGGAAAGCCACTGCAAAGAGAAGGGGTGCAAACACGTTTACATGGGCCTGAGTGCCCACACTCAACCGGAGATTCTCCGAAAGATTTACGCCGCTCGCGGCTACACTCTGCATTCGGAGAGTTACTCAAAGACTTTTTAACATGGGGAACATTCTAGGATTCGTCGGTCAGATTGCAGGCTCGGCCATTCAAGCCGGGGCCACTGAGAAGGTCACTCAGATGCAGTTGGACGCGATTAAGCAACAGCAAAAACTGGTTTACAGTTCGCTCGACCCGAACGTCATCGGACCGCAGTCAACTCAAGCGGACATTCTGCGTGCTCAACAGCAGTTGGCGTTGCAGGGGCAGATTGACCCGCAACTTCTCCAGACGCGATACACGGCGGAAGGCGGGCTCAAGAATCAGCTTGACCAACTGCTCTCATCGAATTCCCCGGCGGACCAAGTCTCCGCGTTGGCCGCGAAGACGGCGTTGACCCCGACTCCGGGACTCGACTCCGTAAAGAACAAACTCGTTGACGCGGCGCTCGAAGATTTGAAGGCTGGCGCTACACTGCCGCCGGACGTGGAGGCGCAGATTGTTCAGCACGGGCTCGAACGGTCCGGCATGGTGACTGGAAAATCTACCGCGCAGGGAGTCGGCGGGACGATGCTGCGAACTATTTTCGGCGACGCGGGCGTCAAACTCAAGGCACAACGCGAGGCACAGGCCGCGACGCTGGCGAACAGCGCACAGCAACTCGATACGGCTCGGTCTCAGGTTCTCGGCTCTCTTTTCCCGAATCTCACCGCGCAGCAGACGGCGAAGCTGGCCTCGACCGGCGCAACTTTCGGCGCGACGCAGGCGGCAGTCCCGCAGGCCGGTTTGTCCGGCACGGACATCGCCAACATTTGGATGGCCCGCGTTGGCGCAACGAACCAACTCACCCAAAGCGCGGCGAACGCTGCGTCTCAGGGCGCGATGGCGCAGGGGCAAATCTGGGGCAACGCAGTCGGCGGCGCGACGCGGGCGATTCCCGGAGTTTACTCGAACATCCAGAATCAGTTCTCAAGCGGACAGCCCTCACAGGCGACGCGAGACGCGGTCTCGGCTTCCATCGCCGCAGGACCGCAGGACATGCCAGACTTTAACGCTGGCGCTGAGGGAGAATTTTAATGGGACTACTGAGTTTCATTGACCCGATTGCGGCGCAAGTCTTCGGACACGGAGGCTCTAAACCCCCGGCACCCAAGCCTTACATTCAGCCGAATCCCGTTCCGGTGCATTTGACGTTGCCGCAGGCGAACCCGGATTGGAACACCGCGACGGTGAAAATCCCGACCGCGTCTCAGCACGGTTGGTCTGGGAATTCGCTCCAGTCATACCTTCAAACATTTCAGCGCGGCGGCGGTCCGGCTCCCGGCTCGCAGTCCGCGACGAATCAGTCTCTTTTCCCCGGAGTGGGCGGTCCGGTTGCCCCTGACTGGAATAAGATGCCGAACGTGCAGACTCCTAGCGTGATGCCGTCCTCGGGTCCCGCCGACTTGATTCAGTCTCTCGTCAAGAATTCTGTCGGCGGCGAAATGTCCCCGGCGGCTGCGGCGCTCTATGGCCGGATGCTCGGCGCTACTCCGCCCCCGGCGGTTGCGGCGACCTCGACGACTACTGCGCCTCGGGCGGGCGGCGGAACGGCTCCGCTGTTGGCTCCGGGTATGCAAGCGGGAAGCGTGAACGGGAAGGCCAATCCGAACGCGGCGATTTACAACAACGCTTTCAAGGCAGGCCAAAATTCGCTTTACAAAGGCATGACGCCGCTGCAACGCTCGCAGGCGAACGCAGTTTACAACGTGACGCAACCCGTTTCCCCAACACTACAATAATATGGCTGGAGTAGGACAATCTGATTTACCCGTTATCTCGGCTGGCGTGCAGGCGGCTCCGCTGGTGACACCGGCGGACCCGAACACGCTCAACTCAAGCGCGGTCTCGAATCTCGTGGACGCGTTTCGGCAAGGCTTCATCACGCAGGACGACATCGTCGGACGAATCGGCGACATCGGCCAAGCGAAGAACAAGGCGCTGCTCCAGCAGTTGGGCGAGTATGTTTCGCCGGACGCGATTCAGGCGCGGCACAACGAAATTTCTCTCTCGGACCCCGCGACGGAAGCGAAGCGGTGGGAAATCGAACGCACGAAATGGAACACAGTTTCCAACGGAGGCGTTGACGCTTATCAGCAATACGGTCCGTGGTTTGGTCACGCCGAAGTGCCCACGAAGCCGGACGGCACCCCGGACTTCAAGGCGATGGGTCAGCTTGGCCAGACTTTCAAGCAACCGATTTACATGGCCGAAATCGCGCAGCAGGGTTTGACGCCGGACCCCGCACGCACGCAGGAGACGCAGGACGCGTCCGGCAAGAAGGGCAAGAAGTCCTTCAACAAGTTTGGTGTGGACATTTCTCCCGGCAGTCCCGGCGAATCCTACTACCGCAGCTTGATGGGAATGTTTCCGGGGAAGACTCCGCCGGGAACGGCTCCGAATCCCACGGCGAATCCCGCGAAGGCCGCTCCGGTCTTTGAAGGCGGCGCTGGTGCAGTGTCTCCGTCTGGCGCTCCTGCCGGATACGACGCGGACATGGGTGCTATCACCAAGAGTGGTCCGTCTGTCGGCGAGACTCGCGGCGACATCCTCGACAAGAACCAGAGTTTCAAAATCTGGGAGGGCAACAAGTCGAACATCGACTCGTTCCACAACATCGTGAATTCCATCCGGGAGAACGAAAACAGCACGGACCCCGAATCGATTCAGAAACGGCTGGAGGCCGAACGCGGGCTCGTCTATACTCTTTCGGAGTTGCAGCAGAACCAAGCGCAGGGCGCAATCCCCCGCTCCGTCATCACGGACTGGGAACACATCGTTGCGAATCCGAGTCTCTCGGACCGCGTGAAAAGCATCATCGGCAAAGCGACCGGCAACAAGCCGCTGACCGATAACCAAATCACGTCGCTGATTGAACTGGGCAAGAATCAAATCGCGGGCAAAGCTTCGGCGGCGCTCAGTGGTTTGAAGCTGGCCAAGAAGACCAATCCCGGCTCGCTCACGGACGATGAGGAAGAACTTTTGAACACCGGCGGACTGTCGGAGATTCACGGCTCTCGTGCAGAAGCACTGCGGAAGCTGCAATCGGGCGAGAAGCCGACTGCGGGCGCTGGCGCTGCACCGGCCAAGACAATCGGCACCGCGCCGATTCCCAAAGACAAGATAATTGTCACCAAACAGGGGCGTTTGAAGTCTCTCGGGGACGGCACCTTTTTGCCCCTGCCGTAAGTGGACAACGCCTATGAAATGGGCGACTATTAAGGGATGGCGAACGAGAATTCTGTCCCTGCGGACATCACCGCGAGTGCTCCAATGGTGGAACCGGCACCCCAACCTACGGGGAATCCTTTGGATAATCCTCGGCTTGCTGCGGTAATCAACCGCGCCACCGGCCAGCCTCAGCCGGTTGACCCGACCCTGCCGACCATAACGCCGCTGATTCAGCCCCCGGTTGCGCCGGTGACTCTCCCGGAGGGAACCGAGTATCAGGAGGAAGCCGGTCCCGTCACGCTCCCGGAGGGGACCGAATACCGTGAGGCTCCCAAGAATTTGAAGGAAGCGCACGCGCTCAAACAGCCGTTCAATCCTATCACCGATTTCGATGCCGCCGGTCTCTCGGACGCCGCGAAGCAAAAAGCTTTCAATCCGGTGGACCTGTTCATGCAGTCCCCGATTGAAGTGCAGAACGACCCCGCCGTTCGCGACAAAGTCGCTGACGCGTTCATGCAGACTTGGGAATACAGCGAGAAGCACCCGCTCGAAGGAATTTCTGTCGGCTCTGTCGGCAAAGCAATCGCTCATTTGGGCAAGGGGATTTTCGACTGGGCGAAGAACCACCTTGACGTGGTGACTTCGGCGGCGGGCGGCGACAAGCAGGACGCGACGACCAAGGCCGCAGAAAACATTTTGGAATTGCAGTTGGCCGCGACGCAGCTTGGCTATCAGGGCGAAGACTTGGCGAAGTGGGTTGCTCGGCGCGTGTTCAAAGAGAACATCGTCAAGCCTCTCTCGGCATATTCTCCCGAAGAAAAAGACAAGGCGCTACAGGACGAGATTGACCGGCGCAAACTCACTCAACGGATTGTCGAGGGCAAGACTTTGAAGGGCGCGGAGAAGTTGCCGCTCAACGCGGAGAAGATTGCTTCGATGGCTGGCGCGGACCCGCTCCAGTTCCTCGCGTTCGAGGGCGCGGGCGCGGGATTGAAGACCGCAGGCAAGCTTGTGCCCGAACTGGGTGAAGCCGCCAACATGGTCACGGAACTGGCGTCCAAGGCAGGCCCCAAAGTCGCCGGGACAGTCATCAAAGGAGTCGGCAAGACCGCTGAGGTTGCCGCGAAGCCTGCGGAGTTTGCCGCGAAGATGGTGGAGTCCACTCCCGGCGAGTATATCGCGGCGCACATCCTCGGACCTCCCGGCGTCATCGCCGCCAAAATCATCGGCAAGGCCGGAAAAGCGTTGCCCAAGATTGCGAAGGCCGGAACCAACATCGGCGAACAACTCGGCGAAGGAATCACCAGCAACACGGCGCAGGCCGTCAAGGATGCTTTGGAAGCGGCCCCTCACGCGCTCCGGTCAGTGCTCTCGGGCGCTGCATACGACGCCGCTTTCGCGGCACCAGCGAAGTCCCCGGAGGAACGCGAAGGCATCGGGCTCGGAACGGCTCTCGGTCTCGCAGGCGGGGCGTCAAGGCTGGCGTTGCACGGTATCGGCGGGCAGTTGGTGGGTGAACGCAAGGGCGCATTCACTCCCAAGGATTCGCAGGTCTTTCACGACACTTACAACACCGGATACGAACATCACCAGTTCACGGACCCCGTCTCGGCGCAAGTCGGTCTGGCGAAGCTTGGCTTCTCACCGGAAACGGCGCTTGACTATTCCCAGAAGCGCGGCGGAACCGTTACCACCCCCGAAGGGAAGAACATCACGTTCGCGATTGGCGCTGACGCCACTCCGCACGAACCCGTTCACGCTTGGAAGAAATCTCTCCCGGCGGAGGAACAGGCGCGGCTCGACAAGGAGACCCGCGCTCGGTATTCGGATGACGAATTTCAGCAGGTCAAAGACAAGTATGCCTCGCAGCTTGACCCGAAAGGTTTCGACGGAAAGAACGCGGACGAGATTTTGAAGAACGCGTCTCCCGGAGAGTCGGCGGACGCCTACGCCATCAACGAAATCCAAGCGGAAAATTTGATGACGGCGTTGAAGGCTGGCCCCGGAAAGGGACTGCTCAACAAGGCCGCGAAAGTCACGGCGAAGGTTCTCTCGGCTGTCGGCGTTGAACCGCTGGCGACCCGAACGTCCCAGTCGGAAGCTTTACAGTTCCCGCTTAAACACCAAGAAGTTGAAGGGCTCAAATCGGCGCTGGAGGCAAGCAAACCTCCCGGCGGCGCGGAGATTGCCAAGACCAAAGCGGCGGCTCGAAATGTCGAAGGGCTCGCAGACCAATTTCCCGACAAAGCGGCGGCGATTACCACTCTCGGCGAGGCTCAACCTCGCGGCTCTGGCGTCAAGCTGACTTACGCGGCGGCTCCCGGCGAGACTCCAGCCGACATCCAATCGGCCAGCCCGCTATCAGGGCGCGGTGCGCGTGCGGCCTCGGTCGAGGCGGCTCGTGAATTGCCGACTTGGGCTCGCAACCCGTGGTGGAAGACGTTCTTCCCCGACCGGACTTTCAAGACCAAAAGCGGGAAGCTACAGACCGGCGGATGGGCTCCCGAAATCTTTCAGGCGAACGCTTACCGCTTCGCGAAGGAAGCCGCTCCGCACGACGCGATGCGGGCCGTATCGCCTTACGAGATTGACAAGGCGACCGGCTTCTACACCCCGGACGCATGGAAGGCGCTCACTGCCGACTTGCAGACCGCCGTCAAGAACTGGCGCGACGGGCGCACGGCCTCGGGCACTCCCGTCGTCGTCCCGGACGCGCTACACCAGCAATCCGGCGGACAGATTTACCAGCCGCAGGTTGGCCCCGGCGGAGGCGCTCTCGACACCGCAAAAGCGGATTTCATTTCTCACTTGATGGGGCACCAACTCCCGGAGACGCCCCGGCTCGCGAAGACTTTCCCCCTGAACGTCGCCGGTCAAGATGTCTCGGCGGCGACCATCCCCGGACGTGTGGGCGGTCCCTCACGCGGCGAATTCGGGACCTACGGCCAATCCCCGGAGGAAATGGTCAAGCAGCGCGAACGCGCAGAGGAACACGGCGTCACAGGGCGTCAGCTTCTCGAAGTCAATCCGTTCCGTCTCAAGATGGAAGCGGCGGCGAAGGCGGCGGGCGTCAAAGCGCCGAAGCCTCTCAGCGTTTACCAAAAGCTGAACCACGAGAGGATTCTGCGAATCGAACACGCTCCGGGCGAACCCGAATTTCGCGGCAACACGCTGACACAGGCCGCAGGGTTTGAACCTAGCAAGTATAAAGACGTTCGCTGGTTGCAGGACCGGAAGAACGAAATCGACGACGAAATCACGATGCGGTTGAATGAGAACCGCAAAGCGTTGGACGCCGGAACCATCACCCGCAAGCAAGTGCTCGGGACCTTGCAAGACCAGCGAAACATTTTGGAGAGGCAAATCGAAGGGCACCCGGACGTGCGCGAACCGGGACCGGCGTTTCAAACGATGCGGCATCTGCCGGGAGTCAAGTTTGAACCGAACCCGCAAG